ATATATCTGCGAGTTCCTTTAGTGTTTTAGTCAAAGGGATTTGTTTTTCAACAAATCCCTTATCAATTTTAATACGTTCCATATCTTTCATTAATCAACCTCATACCATTGTCTATTCTGATATTCCTCATGTCTTTCTTTAGAATATTTGGATATCGGTACGAGATAACCTACAATACGAGTAGCCTCATCGACCTTTTCCCCGCCGCAGATAGGACAAGTCTTTCCAAAAAACGTATGTGAATGTTCGCAAATTGAAAGTTTTGGATTAAATGCGAAATAGATAACACCAGAATTGGCAATTTCATTTAACATATTCCAAGATGTTTCTTCTGTAAGTTGAGCACCTTCAAGTGATATATGAAGAATCTGCCCACCGCCTGCTTTCTTATCAAGCTGAGATGAAAGATTGATTCTTTCTTTAATGCTACATTTCGCCATTAAACTTATCCATTGATTCGAATAAATAAAATCTTCATGGCGATCATATATTATATTGTCTTTCTTACAGAGTTTTACATTGGCAGATTCAGCCGGAATAATTTCCAATGATATGTTATAACCATATTCTTCAATCGCTTTATCTTGTAATGCATTTACTGTGTCCATTATCTTTTTAGCAAATTCAAGACCTTCTTCAGTATATGCAGAACAACCAAATTCATCTATTGTTGTCATACCCATTTCACGTATGGCTTCATACATGGCAGTCAATCCATTGGTAGTTGTTTGTTTATCAAGTTTTATTACACCATATGAATAATTGGGAAGTAACTTCTTTTGAGTATTACGCGCAATAATATGTCGTACTCTATCGAGCACCATCATATTTAGTTTTACTCTATCTGAAAGAAGTTTTATAAACTTAATTTTATCTCCACCAGATTCTATAGCGATTCTCATTAAATTGATTGTGCTAACTTTAACCGATCCGATTTCAATAAGACTACCGCCAATACTCGACTGAAATGCTTTTTGTTTATCTAATTGATTAAGCATCCGGCAGCATGATGCCAAATTTGTAACCGTATCTCCTATATAGAAATTACTATCATACCAATTTAGATTCTGTTTATTGCACCATCTAGCAAATTCTTCATCAACAAATTTACCATCTTGGAAAAGTAAAGCATATGTATAAACAGGAAATGTCATAAACACTTTCTTACGAATCTCACATTCTGTTTCCATAAATGCTTTTTCGTGCTCAATAATTTCATCTATATAGTCTATTACAAAAGTTCCATCAGGAAACGTTCTACCGCCAAATAATTCAGTAATATAGTTTCTATCCATAATAATCAAATTCGTATATGGACTTTGAGTAATTCGCCCATGAATCTGATTTACTTCGAATATGAATTGCTGAAACAATTGTCTTCTATAATATTCAGGATTCTTTAAATAATATCCTTCTTCAACATCCTTTTTCCAGAAGTAGTATGTGTATATAAAGAAACTAGGTAATGCGCACGCACCTGCCGATCTATTTGAAACCCATACTATATACTCACGAAGATGAGCCATAAATGTCGTCAAATGATTTGCAGGTTCTGTATTCGTTTTAGGTAAGAAATATAAACCTTTTTCAGCTAAATCCTGCAATTCATATGCGTAACAGTACCCGTAAAAAGAAGCTGAATGAGCATCATGCAGATATAAGGCTCCGGAAAATTCATCTTCCAACCATTTATTTGCTACCTTTTTTCCATACTTCTTTTTTACTTCATAGTAGATTTTATTTAAACTTAATAACTTACAATGAGGTTTGCTCATTTCATCAAGCAATGTACGAATATCTTTTGTTGAAACATTGGCACTTGAATCAATTGTAGCATCTGCAACATTAGTATCTTCATCCACAAAATTATCTATGAATTCTGTATAATCAAGCTGTTCTTGTGAAAAGCCGTTAATCTTAGTTATTTCTTCGCCGTACTTTGTCTTTAATTTTTCAAGCTGCTTTTCAAAATCATTATCAAGATTTAAATCAATCTTCATTAATCTTTACCCGCCTTTATTGTTTATTTACCCACTCGTTAGCCTTGACAAAGTTCATTACATCCCCATCTACATCAAGCATAGGAGCGGCCATAAATCCTTTTTCTCTCATCACTTCTACATCAGATACTAACTCATATTTAATTCCTTTTGCTCCAAGTTTGGATTCTAATACCCGACATTGAGCACAACCAGTACTATATAAAATCACGCTCATATCATCCCTCCAGTATCTTTAAATTATTTGAAAATAATTTCAAACCCCTCCTGCTTAAGTTGATGTATTAAAATCATTGCATCACCTTCATTTCTTTCAGCAATCTCTAAAATAACTGGTTCGGATAAATTGATTGACATGATTCCAAGTATGCTTGTTGCGTCAACAATATAGTTATTATGACGAAGCATTACGTCACCATCAAATTTCTGCGCTGCATCTGCCAACTTGAAAACTTCATCAACCAATTTGATTCTAATCTCTGCTTTTATCATCTCGTCTTTTCACCTCCTCATATAATATTTTTCTAACTTGCTCCCAATTTTCTGCCCGAATACCAGACCAATCTTTATTCCAATCATAGTTACCGAAACAAATCTTCATCTGTGCATTACTTGTTTCAAGATTTTTCAATTCATCATCAATTAATATTCCACTACTCATATCAATATGGGATTTATCAGCGAAGCTATCATAGACTCCATTGAATTCTATGTTTAAGCCAAATCCTTTATTAAAATTTTGAACCCATTGAATTTTGCCCTTGATATTTTCGGGTGTTCCCATAGATATGAACTCGACTGGAAATTGAGATAAACCATTAAGAGTTGCTATTGATAACTCTGCACCATCTATACAACTTACAAGATCAAAGAATCGACCAGAACAGAAATATTCATTCAATTTTTCTTTAGTTAGCAAGTTTAATTCTGAAAATGTATAACTCTTTATATCTGTGACGGGGACATCAACCCATCTGTCATAGAGTCGATAGTCCTCGTCATACATATACTTAATTACATCTATGGTGTTATACACCACATTGTCCAGATCTATATAGAGAACCGGTTTAATGTCCATCGGCGTAGCCCTCTTCAAGATTCTTTATCATGTGAGATATTTCCCACATAGCCTTTTCAAGATTCTCCTTTGGATCACCTTTCTTATTCCATCTAAGCAAATACTTAAGTGCATTACCAAGATCAACTGCATAAATACCAGTTAAATCTTTTGTTGCTTCCTTGATAATATCAATAACTTCATACTTGCCTAACTGATAATGCGACGGATGACTAACCATCTTATTCTTTGATTCATATAATCCTGAACGTTTCTCAATTATCTTGGCTTTTCTTGCTTCTCTCTCGGCAGCCAACTGTTCAGGGGTCTTAGGATTCTTACCCTTATAACGAGGTGACACGCGAATGATACCGACTTCCTCCTGCACAGGTTCGTCCTTTACTCTCTCCTCGGTTACTTCCACCTGATCTTCATACGACCTACTTACTACGCTCATTCTAATTCCTCCTTCATATATTCAAGAATTGTAAATTCAAGGTACTTCTTTGATTGTGTATCACCATTTGTTGTGAGATAGTAATAATATATTCTCTGATTACCGTTATCAGTGTAATTATCTCCGGTTACAGTATACTTCGGGTGATACAATAGTCGGCTTGTTTCGTCTACATCTGTAATAAGTCTGCGCTTTTCATCTACGACTATCTTTTCTATTGGTGTAGGATTTAAGCCAGCCGTTATTGGTTCACCAATATCAACATATTGCCACGATAGATAACAGCTATTATTGCTTTGCTTCATCTTCTCAATGAATTTAATTATCTCATCCATGTATATCCTCCTTACACAAGTTCATCTAATTTATCCAAAGTATGATATGCAGTATTAATCATTAATTCAAGAGTTCTAATATATTCATATATAGTATCAAAATTTTCTGGAGATATTTGAGCAATATAAGCCAATGCGTCATCTATTTCTTTAGGTCTTTTCATATGTAATCAACTCCTTTGCATAAGGTAATGACTCAATCCATTCACAAAATGTATGCCACTCAGAAAGCTTATGATTTTTTCTTTGGAAATATATGTTACGAAGTACTGCATAATTGGCTGTCCAATGTCTCTTCTGTAAGAAACTCTCTGGTAAAAGGCGAATCAATTCTTGCCAATATCTTTTATCTTTAGTCTCGTTATATCTCTGGCGAATTATCTCAAGGGTATCTATAGTGTGTTCCCATACATCTTGAATATAATTTTCACAACTATAAGGTTCTCCATCATATATCTGAAGCGAAGAATCATAATCCGTCTGGTCAAACATATCTATTGTTATAGGATTCTTAGCGAGCGTATGCATGGTGGATTCACTATCTGTTGTGACTCCGATGCGGTACTGATCGAGTTGTTTCCATAGTGTTAAACTTGCTGTTATATCCGTACTAATAAGTATTTGACGTAGGAACTTATCGTGGGGAGAACTTGCTCCTACTAATCTCTGTGCAAGATCCATATCATTCTCGCCTATATAATATGGAGTCCAGCCAATGTTATCGTCACAACATTCAGCATATGTTTCATTTATATATGGACACGAATAACATTCATTGGGTAAACAATAATATGAATCTGCTTTATCCCCTGATTGAAGTGGGAATCTCATTCCTCTTAATGCACCTTCAAAATTAAATACTTCTGTATTCTCAAATTTCATCTGCTATTCTTCCTCCACCAAATTAATATAAAAGCTACAACTATCAAGCCAAGCAAAAGTCCGATCCAAAATGGACTCAACACCCACAACCACGACCAATTAATCACTCCGCACAATTTAAGTATTATAAATACTATTCCCAATATTCCGGGAAGAGTTAAATTAACTGATATGTTTCCACTCTTTTTATTCATCCTCACCCTCCTTAACCTTTGTTAATTTTCGTTCACCATACTGTTTCTTTGCAGCCTTTACTATATCTTCGGCTTCAGTTTTACTGGAAAAAATAAGTACTCCAATATCTCCGCTATCAAATGGGAAGGCTTGGTGAGTATCCATATGGACTCCAACATACCATCCATCATTTGCCGTACGAATTACTAATTGCAGTACTTCAAATATGTCACACACGGGAATAGCCCGCGCGTAAAAAACTATATTGTCTTTCTCTAACATAGTTAGATTATCCTTTCTTTAATACAGACTCCAAACCTTGTAACGTAGGAAACGCTTGCCTGTTTATAGCGTTTTACCCAAAGAAGGAGGGTTGAAAATGCTGGGCGGAAGTAGGTTTCCGCAATCCACGCATCCGACATGTTTGGCCTGTCTTTCGACACTAGGCTTGTCGTATTTGTTAGCCAGCCCCGTAGCTTCTGATAAGATTCGAACTTACAACCTACTGCTTACAAAGCAGTCGCACTACCATTGTGCTACAGAAGCATATTATTGAGACGATACCACCGCTCCACAGATGAATAACTTTCCACGCTTTGTGCACAAACGCCATCTGCCCCAAACATTAGTTGATCAGAAAGTTTTATTTGATGTCTACGCTTCCAAGAGACGATGATTTTTTATGAGTCAATTCTGCGTCCGTGAGATTGGTATCTGCACCCTGAGAAATCTAACTCTATCGCACACTATCAGTAGTTATTGGACTACTGCACCAAGTTGCCTTTCACAACAGATACTTCCTAGAGCAGCCCTGGACTGATTCGAACAGTCGAATACAACAGTCAAAGTGTTGTGTCTTAACCGCTTGGCGACAGGGCTAAATAATCTCGCATCAGACCGTGAGAGCAATGCGAGCGGTGGACACCACCAGCTTTTATCAGAGAATTTGTCCTTAAAACTTGGTAGAAGTTAAACTCCCAAACCTTATCAATGAACAAAAACATTAATAAATAACAAAATAATCATTAGCGCTTTCAATAAACATTAACTATAACAATCATTTTCTTTATTAATAATATCTAAAATTCTCTGAACGGAATGTCTAGGATACAAACCCGCTAGGGGCAATGTATTTAATCATCAATATCAAACAGTACTGTCTGATTATACTTATCAAGTTCAAGCTGAATTGCTGTAATAGCCGAGCTTACTTTGTCATATTCATTCTGAGCATCTGCAATATTATAATTTGCATATATATACTCAGTAGACTTGTTGTTATAAACATTATTTACTCTTGCTTTAGGTTGCTTCTTACGCATATTGTCAAGTACTTTCTTACGAGCATTAAGCTGTGCCATAGTAATAAGTGCAGAATCAATCGTCATTGTTAAAACATCATCAGCACAAAAAACATCATCAACACAAATCTTATTAGTTGCATTCGCATAGTTAATTGCATGTCTAATATTCATGATCTTATAATCAATCTTATTGATTCTCGTAGTATTCTCATTAAAATCATACTCAGGAACTACCGCATCTTCTCCTGCCGTAACAATATAAGTACTTTGATTAGCCTCTTTATTCAGCAAAAAATCCTTTTCCTCTTGAAGCTGTTTAATTAATTTGTTTGCATAAGCTGAAGTAACTTTCATGTCTCTTTCTCCTTTATCATTTTTTAGTATGGGACGGAGTTGGATTCGAGCCAACATAACCGACTTGGTTGTTTTGCCAATTTTAAACTACCCGCCCCTAGGGAGGTTTCTGCTATGCCATATGTGTCTTCATATGATTGCGGGACTAGGACTTGAACCTAGACAAAGCATCTTCTGTCTTCTGATAATGAGTCAGACGTGTTTCCATT